CTGTTATATTGTCAAGAGCAAATACTGTACCTGCAGGTATAAGTGTTCCACCAGTAGCATCAATTGTGTTTACTGCTTCTTCTCTAGTGTTGTAAAGTGGAGCAACTGTTGTTGACCATACGCCTAAACTGTCGTTCCAAACTTGAACTTTAAGATTAGCACCTAAGTTTGGTGAAGTAGTTTTCATCCAAACACTTCCGCTTGGTTTAATTCCGCTTCTAGAAGTTCCTGCTACTGTTACAGTATCAGTTGACTTCCATGTTGGAACATTTGAGTGTTTTGAAATTTGTACAGCCGCACCTGAATAATAAGTTGCTGTAATTCCAGTGTCTGTTTTTAATGTACTTCCTACTAAATCTTCAATAACAATAGCACCATCATCTGTAGTACCATCTGAAGTTGAAGTTCCGTCACTGTATATTTCTAAAATGCCTGTGCTTGTAACTTTTGCACCAACACCTGTTATACTTGCACCGTTAATTGCGTTTGCAAGTGAAGTAACAGTTGTACCTGAAAGTGTAACACTTGTTCCGTTAATTACAAGTCCTTGACCATTTCCTAATGTTGGATTTGATACTGTACCTTGTATTGCTGGCCAACTTGATGCCCAACTATCTGAAGTAAAAGTTGAATCACCACTTGTTAAAGCGGCAATGTTTGCACTAGTTGTTGAACCTATTTTAACCCATGCATTATCTGCATTTTTGTAGTAAGCATCGTTTGATGTTCTAGCAGTTACGATTGCGTAATCACCTTTTGCACCTACGCTTGATTTTGGATCACCGGAAGATAAATTACCAACAAGTTGTGTAGCGGAGTTAAGAACTAAAGGAATCTTGTTTGTAAATTTTTGTGTTGCTCGGTTCCATTCAAATATACCAAATAATGAATCGTTTGTATCTAACCAATATGTGCCATCTGCTGGCGTACCTGCTGGTGCTGATGCAGAACCTTTAAGTTCTCCTAAGTCAGCGTCTGCTCTTACAATGTATGCTCTATTTGCTACACCTAAGAATGAATATGCAGATTGTAGTCCGTATTCATTTAGTTCATTGCCGTGTAATGGATTGTTAGATGAATCTGTATAAAACGTTGGATTACCAAACGTTTCTGTTAATTCTCTTTGTGATGTAATTAAGTATGGTGTACCAGCATTAGATTTAATTGTTCCTTGTGCTGTTCCCGTACCTGCGCCGTTTGGCTTATTAGCGGCAGTTGCTACGATAATTAGTGGTACCGTTGCGGCCGCGGCTGGCGTATAAAAACTTTCGTCTATTACGCTAACTTCAACTCCTGGTGATGTAAGTGCCATCTTGTTACTCCTTTAAATTAAGTTCTTAAACATATTTAGCCATGTTAGACAAATTTGCGGTATTACATATGGCGAAAAAGGTACGGAAAAGGGCTGGTAAATATATATATGACTAGACCTTTGTGTAAAACATGCAACCGTAGACCCTGTGCAGTCAATTATAAGAAGGCTCGCAAGACCTATTATAGAAGTAAATGCGAACAGTGTGCTAGAGGTAGGACCCCTACAGTTCCACTATGGCATCAACTTGGGTATAGACAAAAAGACAAATGTGATAAGTGTGGATTTACAAGTAAGCATGAAGAACAATTTGCAGTGTATCATATCGATGGTAATCTAACAAACTGTCGACATAATAATCTTAAAACAGTATGTGCTAATTGTCAGCGTATACTACACAAAGAAGGATTTACTTGGAAGCAAGGTGATTTAACACCCGATTTCTAAGGAATTCAACTGTACTGTTATTTTCAATAGTAGCATCAAAGTCAACGTTACACCACGCCCATTCTGATATGTGTACTTCAGGATGATTTTCTTCCATCTTATGTGCAACTACAATATTCTTAGCACCTTTGTTACTATTAACTTGACGCATTTGATGTTGTGCAGTAGTCCACCATTCAGGATCATCTCCACGTTTTACACGCCAAAGATATCCGCCTATTGAACGTAGCATATTTGCTTCGTTTTCAAAACGCACATCTGGAATTACAAATTTTCCTTGTGGATTATCTAATAATTGTTTTTTAACTAAACTAACCCATATGCCATCGTAGAATCCGTTACGCATACAATCAGTTCCAAATAGTTGTAATACTAGTCGTGGTGTAACAGGACTTCCTGTTTCAGTACTCCAATAAGGATCAACTTTTTCACGCCATGCACGAGAGTCTGGGTTATTGCCTTCAAGCATTTCTCTGTCCCAGCCAAAAACACTAGCAACGCCGTCTTTGAGTTTGTCTGCAAAAGATAGTTTTTTAAATCCCTGTTGTTCAACTAAAAAGTCTGCAACAGTTCCTTTACCTGAACCTATAAGTCCACAAATACCAATTATCATAAAAGATTCCTTATTAAAAGTATCTCTAAATTGTATAGTCATTGTGTAGGAAAGTCAAGTGTTTTTTAGCCAATTACGAATGATAATGGTTTAGAACCATCTACGTAATTTGCCAAGTCCATTTCCAATTTCTCCATTTCGGCCATTGCGTCTGCTTTGAGAGCATCACCGTTGAGTGAAGTTCCGCCTTGCGGTGTTGATATGGTTGCAAATTTGCTTCTTGCTTCACCTAGCATATATTTACATACTGCTAATGTGTAGTCTTTAAGCCATTGTCCAGCATAAGGATCACTTAATAGATTAAAGTCTGGACGATAATTATATAGTTGCATTAATACTTGTTCGTCTGATCTAGGACGTTGCATAATTGTAAGTTTCTTGCTTACAGGATCAAACTTAAAGTTAATAAAACTACCAAACATTTTACCAACTAATTCTTGATATCCTGCAAAAGCATAATACGTACCAAGTCCGCCCATTTGTGATGAACTTAAAAGATATGAATTTGTATAGGCCAAGTTAAATGGTTCAAATAATGTTCCACCATCTCCGCCACCTGAACGTGAACCAATTGAACGTCTAAAAAGTTCTCTTACTTCTATTACTTCATTGGGTAAAATATAATCGTTTGTGTCTTCTTGAAACTCTAGTATAGCATATGATTCTTCTACAGCGTTTTCACTACGTTGTCTAAGTTTGCCAAGTGCTTTTTCTAATGCTACATCATAATGGTTAGGATCAAGTTCAACATCGATCATGCCATCACCGAGCATTGTTCTAACGTAATTAAAGACTGCCTGTTTCTTATTTTCTAAATCATTGCTCATATAAAGTTTCCTCTGTTAAACATATTTATTCTATAAATACATTTACTATGCCCAGACTCAGTTTATATAAACCGGAGAAATCCGCAGATTATCGCTTTATAGACAGGAATGTTAACGAATCCTTTCAAGTAGGCGGTACAGACATATTCATACACAAGTACGAAGGTCCTGTCGATCCTGGTGCTGATAAAAGCACCCCAAGTCAACCTTATGGAACAAACGATATACCCGAGACAAAAATACAAGATTTATTGTTTTTAGAAAACAGAGATAGAAAATATTCAGATGATGTGTATGTTATCCGCGGTATTTACAACGTACAAGATTTAGACTTTGATCTTTCACAGTTTGGAATGTTCTTACAGAATGATACTATTTTTATAACATTTCATATGAATTCAAGTGTTGAAAATTTAGGGCGTAAATTAATGAGTGGTGATGTATTAGAACTACCACACTTAAAAGATGAATATGCACTTAATGATTATGGTGTTTCACTTAAACGTTTTTATGTAATAGAAGATGTAAGTCGTCCGAGTGAAGGATTCAGTCAAACATGGTACCCACATTTATTAAGAGCAAAATGTAAACCAATACTTGATAGTCAAGAATTTAAAGAAATATTTGATAAAGATAGTGGCGAAGGAACAGGATCAACAATACGTGATGTACTATCAACATATGAAAAAGAAATGCAAATTAACGAAGCAGTTCTTAATCAAGCAAATGAAGATATTACAGGCGATCCTGAACAACCAGTAATTAGTGGTTATGATACAAAGCAATACTTTGTAGTACCAACTGATGATAAAGGTAACATTAATATTAATGATGACGGGTCAAGTACTCCAACATTAAAAACTGCAAAAGGAAACTTTTATGTTGGCTATCTTACTGAACAAGGAGTTCCACCAAACGGTGCTTTATACAGTTTTGGATCTCAGTTTCCACAAGCGGCTAGTGATGGTGAATTCTTTTTAAGAACTGACTACTTTCCAAATAGACTTTTCCGTTACAATGGTAATAGATGGGTTAAATACGAAGATGCTGTAAGAGTTGAAACACCTAGCAGTGATACTGCTAAAAATCAAATTGGTACATTTGTTAATAACAAAAGTAAAAATACTATTAACAATACAGAAGTTGATGAACGTCAAGCATTATCACAAGTACTTAAACCAAAGGCAGATAATTAATGCAACATTTTTATGATGGACAAATAAGACGCTTTGTAACACAATTTGTTCGTGTTATGAGTAACTTTAGTTACAAAGATAGTGCAGGCACTTTACGTAAGATACCAACAAGTTATGGAAATCTTACTAGACAAGTAGCACATATCATTAGAGATAACAGTGAAAATAAAGTTGTAAGTGCTCCTCGTGTAAGTTGTTACATTACAGGTTTAGAGTATGCTCGTGATAGAGTTCAAAACCCAACACATGTAAGTAAAGTACATCTACGTGAAAGAGATTATGATTCAGCAACAGGTGAATACTTAGATACCCAAGGACCAGGATACACAGTTGAGCGTGTTATGCCTGTACCATTTAACTTACAAATGAAATGTGATGTATGGTCAACTAACACTGATCAAAAATTACAAATTATGGAACAAATGCTTGTTCTATTCAATCCAAGTTTAGAAATACAAAGTACAGCAAACTATGTAGACTGGACAAGTTTAAGTTTAATCGAATTACAAAATGTAAACTTTAGTACTAGAACTATTCCACAAGGAACAGAAACAGAAATTGATATCGGAGAACTTACATTTACAATGCCTATATGGATTACACCTCCAGCAAAAGTAAAACAGTTAGGTGTAATTGAAAAAATTGTAATGAGTGTATTTGACGAAACTGGAAGTATTTCAGACGGTATTATTGACGCCGCTGATCCAATGGCAACAGTGAATGTTACACCAGGAAACTTTGGCTTGTTAGTATTAAACAATACTGCTAAATTATTAGCACCTGCTGAAGGAGTATCAGAACCAACACCAGGTAACTTTGATAGAACTGGAGAGGCTGTTAGTTGGTTTAAACTATTAGATCAATATCCAGGCAAATTTAGAGCAGGATTAAGTACAATAAGATTAGCAAAAGCAGACGGCAACGAAATAGTTGCAACAGCAAGTGTAAATCCAACTGATGACACACAAATAGTTTTAAACTTTGATAGTGATACAGTACCTGGAAACACAATTCTTACGGACAGTGTTGCTAGTAGAGGAACTATTGATGCTATAATTGATCCATTAACATTTAATCCAGACTTAGACAATCTAGCACAAGGTACACGTTATCTAATTCTAAATGACATACATCAGCACTTAAAGAATGACAGTTCAGATTCTAACATGAATGCTTGGCAAAATGCAGATGGTACAGTTGTACAAGCAAGTACAAACGATATCATTACATGGAATGGAAGCAACTGGGAAATTACTTTTGATGCAGGATCTAATGATGAGCGTGCCGATTCTAGCGTAGCACAGACCCCTGTCTACATAACTAATACATATACAGGAGTACAGTACAAGTTTACAAATGATGCTGGTGCCTGGTTAAAAAGTTATGAAGGTGAGTATTTAAAAGGGTCATGGCGACTAGTACTATAAAAGATAAAAACATTGTTTGCAGTGGAGCATTATTTTATGCTCGTACTACCAAACGATTTCTTTTCCTAGAACGTACCAAGACCAAAACTGCTGGTCAATGGGGACTTGTTGGTGGTAAAGCAGAAGGTAATGAAACTCCTTGGAAAGCACTAGAACGTGA